TAGATGTACCTAATTCAATAAAATCGTTAGGGCTAGGCGTTGCCGTAGATAAAAACCGGTAAGGTATCTTTTTAATAAAAGCGGTTATTGAACCCTTTATTTTTCCATCAAAGTTTTTTAATATCGAACTTTCATCAAGAATGCACCCTACAAAATCATTCTCATTAAAATAATGTAATCGCTCGTAATTGCAAATAACTATTTTCTTTGTGTGTTTACCGTCCTTGCTGTATTCAATATCATCAATGCCTAATTTTTCAGCTTCTAAAATAAACTGAAAGGCAACAGCCAGCGGAGTGAGTATTAAAACCTTTTTATTGGTGTGGTTAATTATGTTTTTTGCAACAGAAAGCTGCATTAAAGTTTTACCAAGTCCCGTATCTGCAAATATTGCAATCCTCCCTTTTCTTATTGATTTTTCAATTATAAACTTTTGGAAGTCAAAAGCTATGTCAGGTATATAGTTTGCTTCAAATCCAAACTCGCCTATCGAGTGCTTCTTTCGTTCTAAATGCTTTTTTCTTGTATGCCATATTGTTTGTTTACTGCGAAATAACGTGTATTGAATTAATTAAACAAACATAATTATATTTATTTTGTAAATATTTTTGCTCAATTAATTTATTAAACACTTAAATTTGTTTTGTGATTGAAGAAATATTTAAAAAACTTTATTCAACTACTAAAGCAGATGGTTTCCTAAAAAAAAATAGGTGTTGCAATATTGACGATGTAAAGCAACAGGCATCATTAAATATCCTGGAGAAAGGCAATGACTTCATTCTGCATTTGGATCGTGAGAATAAACTTGAATCATATTTCTTCATTGCTTGTATAAATGTTTTCAGAAATCAGTTAAAGGTTAGTAAGGTAATAATTGATATAAGTGTAGTAGATGTTCCTGCGGAGTTGGATTATGAAGAAATTGCAATAGACTTCGATGCACTTGAAAAAGAAAGCTGGTATAAATCGAAAGTGGCACAGCAAGTAACAGAAGTTAATATTGGGACAATTACCAACTTATCAGACATTACTGATATACCTTACAACTCACTAAGACGAACATTTGATTTAACACGTAAAATAATTAAAGACAATGGGGAAAAGTACATTAAAAGAACTATCGTCACCGCAGCAAGTTTGGATTGATGAAAACAAGTTTTTAAAAGAAAGGGTTGATATGGGTATTGATGTTCACCCAAGCGAAAGCGATGTAGTTATGCTGCAAGAAATTGCACATCTATTCGCCCCTAATTTAGATGTTCACGTTAAAGGATGTCAAGACTGCGTGAATAAGTTGGTTAAATTTGTATTTGAAAAAGTAGAAAGTAACAATGCCAAAGCCTAAAGGAATAGCAACGCCAGAAGATTTGATGCAGCTTTTTGACGACTATAAAAAGGAAGTTAAGAGTAAACCTTTTATTGTCAAAGATTGGGTTGGTGGTATGGGTAAAGAAGTTGAAAGGGAGAAAGAAAAACCTTTGACTATCGAGGGGTTTAGAAATTATGCCACGTTGCAAGGCAAAACAGTCAATCATTATTTTGCTAATACAGATAACTCCTACGAAGAATATCGTACAATCTGCCGCACAATAACCGAATTAATACGACAAGACCAGATTGAAGGCGGTATGGCTGGCATATACAACCCATCCATTACCCAACGACTTAACAACCTTGTCGAGAAAACACAAACAGAAATAGTAGAACAGCCTTTATTTGGCAATTAAATAAATCTATGTTTCAATACACAACAGCTATTGATAAAATTAGAAAACTTACTAAATTCGTTAGAGGCGTGCAGGGTGGCACGTCTGCGAACTAAGCCCCTAAGTAGTAATATTTAGGGGCAAATTAAGTAGGCAAAACATACGCAATACTTCCAATCCTTATAAACATTGCTGCTAAAACTCCGCTAACTGATATTTCAGTAGTAGCTGAATCAATACCACACCTTAAACGTGGTTGTATTAAGGACTTTAAAAAGATAATGTCAGATACTGGTCGTTGGGTTGATACTCGATGGAATGCCTCGGACTTCAAATACACCTTTGCTAACGGTTCAATGATAGAGTTTTTCAGTGCCGATGTTGATGCCAAATTACGTGGTGCAAGGCGTGATTATCTTTATATGAATGAGTGTAATAACATTTCATTCGCTGCATATAACGAACTTGCAATGAGAACTAAGCAAGGTATTTACTTAGATTGGAATCCAACAAATGAGTTTTGGTTTCATACAGAATTACAGCAAGATAGCAATGTTGATTTTATCACAATCAACTACACCGATAATGAAGCCTGCCCACAATCTGCAATTGATTTCATTCTAAATGCTAAGGCAAAAGCCGACACTTCGCCCTTTTGGGATAACTGGTATAAGGTGTATGGTTTAGGTTTATTAGGCTCACTCCAAGGTACTATCTTTCAATTTACCCAATGCGAAGAAATTCCAAAAGATGCTGAACTTATTGCATACGGGATGGACTTTGGGTTCACTAACGACCCTACTACATTAGTTGCTGCATATCGTTTCAATGGTGAGTTATACTTTGACGAATTGATTTACGAAACTAAGCTAACGAACCAGGCGATTGTTAAAAGGATGGATGATTTAGGCATAAGAAAAGATATATCAATCATTGCTGATAGTGCCGAACCTAAATCCATTAGTGAAATAAGAATAGGCGGTTATGCAAATACATTTCCTGCGAAAAAAGGTGCTGATAGTATTAGGTCTGGTATAGATATACTACAGTCGTTTAAATTGAATGTAACAAGGCGAAGCTTAAATATGATTAACGAATTTCGTAATTATAGATGGGAAGTAAATAGTGACGGCACGCAATTGAATAAGCCTATTGATTGCTGGAATCACGGAATTGACAGCTGCCGGTATATTGCTTTAAACAAATTATCCAAGGGCGGTGGCGGCAAGCTAGTTTTTGGGTAGTCAATATTTTTCACACAAAATAGTCTTTACTATATATGACGTTGCAACAATTTCAGAAAGTATCGCAAATTAAAGAATCATTGTTTGATGAAACAGACAAGATAGGTTTGATTATTTGTGAGTTGTATGGGTTAACACCTGAGCAAGTTGACAATTTCACCTCAAAGAAGTTTCTGAAATATGTAAACAAGATTGAGAAACTGTTTTTAAAAGGGTTCACAAAGCCGTTCACTTTCTTTCAACGCTTCCAAACCGATGCAACTAAAATCACTTTCGGGCAGTTTATCGAGTGCCAGGAATGGCTAAAGCAGCCACCAATCGAAGTATTACATTTAGTTGCTGCATCAATATTTAAAGGCGATAGAAGCAACCATAAGAAAGTAGCTGATAAGATGCTAAATACAAATGTTCGGGTATTGCTGGACGATTGTATGAAGTTTATAGATAGTCTTTCAAAATTGATTGACAACTATAAAACATTGTTTGAAAGTGAGGAAGTCGAAGAAGAAGATTTGCAGGAGTTGAAAAAGAAAAGCAAACTTAAAAAACACCCATTTATACAGTACCATGGATGGGAGTTTTCGGCAACACAAGTTGCAGCACACAACGGCATTACTTTAAATAAGGCGTATGAGTTACCGATAATTGAAGCATTGAATAACCTTGTATTTTTGAAACATAAGCAGGATTACGAACAACAGCAATCGAAATGAGTATAGCAAAAAAACAATTAGAAGCTGCAAAGGTTGGGGGCGTTATAGAACTTGGTGCTGAAGATGGGTTTATTAGTGCTAAATCGGAATTTCCTAATATTCAAGCACAGTTAACAAACTTAGCCGCTGATTACTCTTTGATGTTAGCTGCTGAATTAAAAGCAAAAAAAGCAACAAGTAGCGGTGATTTGGCAGAAAGCATTTTGCCGTTAGAGGTACAAGTTAACGGGAAAACATTTAGCGTTGAAATTCAGGCAAAAGAATACGCAAGCTATATAGACGAGGGCGTTGACGGGTGGGCAAATAGTAGAGGCTCAAAGTATAAGTTCAAAACACCAAAAAAAGGAAGTGTTGGAAGTAGACAGATAAGACCATTGTCACCAATGGAGCTTAGTGTAAAAAAGTATCTTGAACGTGAGGGCGAAATGGCACAAACAAAGTATAATGTATTGCATAAGAAAGGCAAATCAGCATCAGATTATCAAATACAAAATGTAAGAAGTGTTGCCTATATGATTAAGAGAATGGGTATTGCACCTACACATTTTTGGCGTGACGCTACTGCCAAATTTAAAGAACACATAGAAAAGGAATTAGGTATCGCAGTTAAGATTGATATAATAAACAATATTGTAAAATGACATTTGAAACCACACCTTTAAATTATCAATCAGTAAACGACCCGATAGTGTACGTTGTTTACGATTCTAATGCAGTTGATGTAACTAAGTTAGATTATAAATACATTGCTGAATGTTGGGTGAATGGCTCAAAGGTATTCACAGCAAGGAGTTTTCCAAGACCCGACAACAACAGAGGTGTGTTTGATTTTGCTACTGTTATCCGTGAATACATTACACCGACATTAACAACTGATTTAGGCGTTGGTGAATGGTGGGTATCGGTTGAAATTAAGATACGTGAAGAATATAATGGCAGTGTTACAAGTGTAGTTGCAACAAGTTCGGCAAGGGTTTTTATGAATCACTATAACGGGCGAATTAATGAGTTTACTAAGTTGGATGATTATACCGATAAGCCATTGAGCAACCGACCTACAACTATTTATATGAAGTCGGGAACGCCTAAGTTTTACATTCCATACTTTGCTCACAGTTCAAGTAGTTTCAATGTTACAATAAACGGATCGACAACTGCAGTTACTCCCGCTGCTGCAAATAGCCTAATCAATATAAATATAGCCAATAGCTTAACAAGTGATTATACTGCTGTGATTAATGGCATTACTTACAATGTAAAAGTTCTTTGTGCTGGATTATACACAAACTACTATTTGCACTTCTTGAATAAGTGGGGTGGTTTTGAAACGCAACTATTTAATAAGGTTTCTAAAAAGTCATTTGACATTGAGAAAAAAAGCTACCAACAATTGCCTTATAGAGTTAGCTCAAGTGGTGTTGTGAGTGTTATTGATAGTGGTATTATGCACGAGCAGAAAACAACATTTGCATCTACATTCAAAGAAAAGTTAAGGATTAGCACTGATTGGCTTAATGATGATGAATATGTTTGGCTGGCTCAGTTAATGGTTTCGCCTATGGTTTACTTAGAAGATACGGACGGGACTTTTTACCCTGTTCAAATTAGTAATTCAACCTATGAAAACAAAGAGCATTTAGTCGATAGGCTTTCAAACTTGGTTATTGATTTAGATTTCAACACTTCGTTTAAAACGCAATTTAGATGATAGAATTATTCGTTGAAAATAGCATCGTTGATATTAATGTGGGGTTTGCAACCTTGCTCACTATGGCTATTGATGATATTAAAGACTTTGGAGCAAAGAATACGACATTTAGCAAGTCAATCATATTACCAGGAACTAAGCGAAATAATACTTTGTTTGGTAATATATTCGATGTATCAGGCTCTAATGATTACAACCCATTGACAGCAAATAAGGCAATCAATTTTAATGCTGCCGTATCTGCTAAGGCTTACATATTTGCCGACAATATTCAAATATTCAAAGGCACATTTCGCATCTTAGAAATAGTTATTGATAATGGCAATATAGAATATGAAGCTGTTGTGTTTGGTGAATTGGGTGGATTTATTGCCAAATTAGGGAATAAGAAGTTAGAGGAGTTGGACTTTTCGGCTTACAATCATACTTACTCAATTGCTAATATTACAGGTAGTTGGAGTAATGCTGCTGGTGGTAGTGGGTATTATTACCCATTGATAGATTACGGTAATTATTCAGCAGCAAAAAAGGATTACTCAGTTGGCACATTCAGACCAGCACTATTTGCAAATGAGTATTGGGAAAAAATATTAGAGGCATCAGGATATACTGATGATTTTCCATTAAGAGCCACATCAAGATTTAAGAGTTTAATTATTCCTAACAATCGGAAAACCTTGCAAAAAAAGTCGGCACTGCAATTAGATGTAAATATAACGCCTACTTATAACTTAGCTTTAAATGGTGACGGCAGTAGTGATACTAATATAAATCTAACAACTCAAACTTTAATAGGTGGTTTTACACCGTCAGTTAGCGACACTAAATTCACTTACTCAGGGGCAACACAAACAGGAACTGTTGAGCTTGACTTGGATATTGATTATGACACAGGCACATCTTATCAGGCAGGGGGTATTACTGTAAAGCAAAACGGCACTTCTATTTTAGGCGTCGGCATTTATTCAGGTGTTTACGGTACTACCACCAACTACACTAACAAATTGTCATTAAGTGGGGTAAGTATTGCAAGCGGTGATTATTTAGAAGTATTTTTTTACAATAGCGGCGATTCGGGGGAGTATGCAAATATATTAATCAACAAATCAAGGTTAACCTTTGGCAGCACAGGCAACGCTTATGTTGATATTAATATTGGTGAGGGTGTTGTTATTAACGATACTATGCCTCAGAACATTCTACAAAAGGAGTTTATAAGTTCAATTGTAAAACTATTCAACCTATACATTTTTGAAGATAGAGAAAACGATAAACTACTAAAAATTGTCCCTTTCGTTGACTTTTACGCTGATGCAGAGAGTGAGGATTGGTCGTTGAAAATAGACCGTTCGCAGCCGTTACGCATCAAACCAATGTCAGAGTTAAACTCCCGTTATTATGACTTCAAATACAAACGAGACAGTGATTACTTTAACGATTTATACTCTAAAAGATATAATGAGGATTACGGAACTTACAAATATGATAGTGAATTCGAGTTCGCAAACGAAACAAGCTCAGTTGAATTAATATTCTCAGGCACTCCTTTAGTTGGATATACTGGTGAAGATAAAGTTGTGAGCACCATATTCAAAAGAACGGGTGACACAACGGGATCGGGCGAAGAAAATATTGATAGTAATATCAGAATTTTACAAGCAAAACTAATTACAGGCGTTGCAACGTGGAAGATTAGAAACGCCGCCAATAATGCAGACTTGCATAGTGGTACTGAATATCCTTATGCCGGTCACCTTGACGACCCAGATGCACCAACAAATGATTTGAATTTCGGCGTACCAAAAGAACTATTCTTTACATTGGTTACGGGTGCATTAAATGTAAACCAATTTAATCTTTATTGGAGTTCTTACATGGCAGAAATAACTGACAAGGATAGTAAGTTATTGACTGCAACTGTAAAGCTAAAATTCAGCGACATCTACAATTTAGATTTCAGCAAATTAAAATGGGTTGACGGGTCGTTATTCAGATTAAACAAGATTATTGATTTTAACGCAACTAATGAAGATACTTGTAAGGTGGAATTATTAAAAGTCATAAATAAAATCTATTAGAATGGCAGAAGATGTAGTAATAAAAGCGAAGATTGAGGTTGACGGCGAACAGGCTGCAAAGTCGGTTGATAAAGTCAAAGGTAGTGTTGCGAACGCTTCCAAGGAAGTTAGCAGCAGTACGGGGATATTCAGCAAGTTAAAAGACACTTTGGGGAATGTTTCTCCGTCGGTTGATAAAGTCAAAGGT